TGACCAGAGAGGCCATTTTGGCGCTGCCAAATGCAGGCGAGAAAACGGCCTCCGAAATCCTAGATTGGCTCGTCTCGCCGCATCGGTTGCGCTAGCTACCCCCTAGCCGCCAGCCGTGCGGACTTCCGCGCCAGCCGTGTCGTGGCCTTGCTGATCTCAGCCCAGAGCTTGTCTTTGATCTCTTCCAGCACCCGATCCTTACCCGCGTCCCACGCCGGACGCATGAACGGTTGCGGCGGGTGGTTGACCGTGCCGAACTCTTGGAAAAGACCCTGCGGAGGGGCACCGCGACCACCGGACCCAGCCGGTCCCATGTGCATCTCGATTGCCTGGGCCTCGCTGCGGAAACCCTTTCCGCCCGTGAACTTAGCCTTTGTCTTTTTACCGCGCCCAACCGCGATGCTGTTCTTAAGGTCGCGGCCATTCGTTGACGGGTCATCCGGGGCCATGCGTCGGGCTTCTTCGGCCATCGGCTTCAGCGCATCCATCGCCACCCGCCGCAACACAGCCTTGCCAGTCGCGCGGGGTAACTCACTCAGCGCCGCGTCAACCTCGCGGAGACCATCGACCCGAACCGTCGTGCCTCTAGCCATCGGCTCGGGTCGCCGCCGTGATCTCGATACCCACGCGCCGGTCCAGTTCCTTCACGAAAACGATCTCATACACCCGGCCCTCATACGTCAGCCGGTCCTTGGGGTTTAAGTCAGACACAGCAGCCGACCAGCGGATTTGAAACCGGGCCGACGCATTGGCCGCAACCTCGCCCGCACGGAACCGCTCGCCATCCGATAGCGGCTCATACGATGCCGACCGAACCGCCAGCGTCGTCCATGTAAGCACCGGCTCGTTGTATGCGTCGGTCGTGGACGTGAACCGCTCCAAGGTTATCTTGCGGTCCAGTTTCCCGGCGCGCATCAAACCAGGCCCTTGCGGTAATTCATTATCAGCGCGTCAACCGTAGCGGCCATTGCGACAGCCGAGGAACCGTCGCCCGCAGTCTCGCGCTGGGCATACATATCCCCGACGATCATCTTGATCGCGTGGACAATCGGGGCCGGAACAGCATCCGCCACCCCGTAACCCACAACCGCCGTGACCGTAACCAACGAACCCGGATACGTTGACGGCCACGCCTGCCCAGACTTTAGCACCACCGATGCCTCCAGCCCGTCTAGTCTCGCCTCATACACAGACCCGGCAAGCGTCTGGGTCGTGTCGGTTGCGTCCTGGTAGGTAATCACCACCGACTGAACCGGCGCTATCGGCAGGCTGGCCAGTTCCGCCCATACAGACGTTTTAACCGTTACGGTCTGTGTGACCAGCCGAGTGCCGGTCACGGCCTCGATATGCGACCGGGCGGCGGTCACGTTGTCAGCGATTAGCGTGTCGTCATCGGTATGGTCAACGCGGAGGTGTGCTTTCGCGTCCGCCGTTGACAGGGGCTCAGCAGCCGGGGCAACCGTGGTGACGACGGGACGCCACATTATGCGCGCCGCTCGACCTTGGCGGCGGGCTTAACAGCGCGCTCGACCTTTTCAACGGCGAGGGGAACGGCGTTACCGGCCTCGATATGCCGGACGGCTTCGGCGTCGGAACACTCGTATTCGTCGCCGGGGCTATAGGCGCGATCAGCACCCGCCAGCGAAACCAACAGTTTGATTTTCATTGCGTCACCTCGAAAGGAAAGGGTGGGGCGAGCCGAAGCCCGCCCCATAGTTCAAGATGCTTAGGCAGCAGCCGTCACCAAATGCTTGACGGCGGCAGCGTCGCCAAGTTCACCATCGAACCGGATCAGGCCCGCGATGCCCAGATCAGGCCAGAAACGCTCGCGCATCACGCCGATGATCGGGGCACCGACCTTGCGGACGTAGTACTTGCCGAAGTCACCGAACAGGGCGACCTTGGCGGCAGCACCGAGCGAGGCAACGGCTTGGTTGATGCTGTAGTTATAACCCAGCAGCGAGCCGGGCTGGCCGTTCTGGATGTTGCCCATCGTCCAGAGATAGTTCCCCTGCCCGTCCTTAAGCTTGCGGATGGCGGCGAGGGTGCTGTCGTTGAACATGAACCGGGCCTTGGGCGACTGACGATAAGCCGGGTCAACCGAGTGCAGCAGGTTGATGATCTCATCGCCGGTAATCGCGGCAACGGCAGCAGCGGTGTTGCCCAGAGCCGAGGCCGTGACGATGCCGTTAGGCGCGGACGAACCCGTGCCGGTCGTCAGTTGCGCGTTAGCGATACGGCCAAGGCGCTCACCCAGCAGGGTGCCCATCAGGCTCTCGATGTTAAACACCGAATCCTGATTAAGCTCCAGGGACCACTTGACGAACTCGGTGTCGAACACATACGCATCCAGCCGCTTCTGGCCGAACGTGACATCCTTGCCGCCGTCGTCAACCATAGCGGCGTTTTCGGCACGGGCTTCGGCGGTGACTGCGGTGTCGTTCACGGTCGGGATGTTGAGTTGGTTGCCCGACGCGGTGTTGATCGTGGTGCAGATGTCCTCGTTATACATCGGACCCCAGGCGACCATCGACTGCACGATGAAGCTGGCCAGTTCAACGGGAACGGTGAACCCGCCAGCCGTGGTCGTGCCGACAGACTGAGCGCGCATTTCAGCAGCGCCACGCTTCAGGATTGAACGCTCTTCGGTGGTCAGGTCGGAAACCTCGCCGCCAGCCTTGAGCATTTTGTGGAACACCTCGCGATATTCCGGGGCGACCGCTTGATCGGCACGGGCCTCGCCATCGGCGGGGATCGGACGCTGGGATGCGCGGTGATCTTCGGCGCGGGCTTCGGCGGCAGTCACGCGAGCTTCGCGCTCAATCATGCCCTCGACACCGTCGAACTCGGTCATGATCGCGTCGTGACGCTCGTTCAGTTCAGCCGAACGGGCCTCGTCGGTGTTGCCCTTGATTTCGTCAAGGGCTTCGCGGGCCTGGGTTACGAGGCGACCGCGACGGTCTTGCAGGGTAGTGGACATTGTGTAGTTTCCTTAGAAAAAAGTGCCTTCCCAAGGCGGTTAAATCGGGCTCCGCGATTAAGCGGGAGTGGTTTCAGCCGGGAATTCGGCGGAACTTTTGCTCAGCTTCAGCCTTACGTTGCGCCAGCTTTCGCTCTGCGATACGGGCCTCGGCTTGCTTTCGGTTGTGTTCGGCCTGTCCCTCGTCGCGGCTATCCGCCAGACTGCGAAGCGCGATGCTCGTTGTCGGGTATGCGCCACGGTTCACGATTGAAACGTCAAACAGCATTGTATCGGTCACGGTGCGGACGGGAATTTCGCCGCCGCCCGGCTCGCTCCAGCTTTGGCCACCAGCCGGAACTTGAAACGCAAAGCTCATCTGATCCAGTTGGCCCTTGCGCTGCATCTTTGGCAGGATGCGCGCTACGTCCGGGTCGTTCGGATCAAGGTCTGCCTCCATATACAGGCCGCGCGCGTCCTCGGTCAGGCGCAGATTACCGGCAGTTGAACGGGCAATCGGGAGACCGCCGTGGTTAATCAGGAACTCGACATCATCGCCACGGTCCAGCGCGCTACGGAACGCACCGGGCGCGATGACCTCCATAAACATATCACCGATGTTTGTGGCCACGTCGAACACTGCCGCGTAACCCTGGACCCTGACAAGCCCGTCCGAAACCGCGCGAACTTCAAAGGGCGAACCGCAACGGCGCTCAAACTCAAGGGTCATGCGAACCCTCCATTATCTGCGGGCGGGTTAACTGCCCCTGTTGTTTGACTGCCAAGGGGCACGGTTGCGCCTTGGATATAGAGGGTGTCGCCGTTGTCCTTGGCTTCGCGGTTGTCCAGCGAGCGGGCTTCGTTCGGCGTCAGCAGGGCGGATTGGATGCCCTGCGAAAGACCGTCCATGCGGGACTTAAAGTCGCCGCGCATCATGGCGTCCAGCGAGTGTTCGACGTAGCGAGAATTGCGGGTCGCGCCGAACAGCTTCAGATTAAGCTCCTCCTCCAGCGCCTTCGCCCATTGCGCCAGAACGTGCTTCACCAGATGCAAGTCCTGCTGTTCCGTATTCGAGAACGTCCCGTGGGTCAGGTCTTGCAGGAACACCGGAGGCAGGCCCCATATCCGCGCGAACTCCTCAATCTGTAACCGCCGCGCCTCGGTCATCTGACCCTTCGCCGGATCAAACCCGACCGGCTTTAGTTCGTAACCGGCAGGGATCGGGAACACCGCATCGCCGCCATGTTTCGCCGCGTCGATTGAACGCTTGATGTCAGCCTGAGCCCGCTTCATGGCCTCGGGTCCGACCGGCATCGGGCCGGTCAACGCCAGCGGAGGAACGCCACCGCCTGCGAAAAATCCGGCTGCATAGTTAGACATCGCGAGCGCGAGGCTGATAGCCGGGGTGCCCATTACAATCGGGGAATGTGAGCCTAGCTGATCGGCCTTCAGCAAAAACGGAACGTCGATAACGTCAGCCGCCGCGTATGTCCTGCCATCGTACTCGTAAACCTTACGGCCACCGATGCGCTTAACCGTCGTGACCGTGGCATCCATTGGCCAGATGGAACCGTCAGCCTTGCCGCCGCGTTCAATCCATGCCAGCCCGCGACCGACCGTGAACACCTGTTGCCAGAAATACCGGCGCAGTCCAAACGATGTCCATTCGGCGTTGGGGGCCTCGTTCAGGATACGCTGGAGCGAGCCGCCAACCTTAACTGAGCCGCTGTCGCCTCGGTCGCGATAGGCATGGATCGGAAGGTTCGCCAGCGACCGCGACAGGAACCCAACCGCCGCCAAAACACCCGGAACCGACAAGGCGGAATCAAGCGTAACAGCCGGGCTGCTTCCCGTCTGGACGCCAAAGAATTGCAGGAAGTTTGACGCGCTAACAGGCACGGTCGGATCTTCAGCCGAAGACCTAACCTCGCGGGTTACGTTCATTCCAAATAGCTTCATGCGGCGGCCCCCATGAGGCTGTATGTTGGATCGTCCCAAGGTGACGAGGCGGCGGCGACGGTTCCGGTTTCAGCGGCACCCAAGGCCATAGTTATTGAAATGGCACAGTCGATCTTGTTCACCGACCGCGTTTTCGCAAGCCAATGGTTGCCCCATTTGTCCTCTTCGATTACCGCAGACATCATCGCGCTAATCAAAACAGGATTATGCTTCAGCCGTATCCGGCCTTCCAGCATCGCGTCTTCTAACAGCCTAACCGAGCCCGGCATCCATAGCCCATCGGACCCGGCAACCAGCGGTTTGCCTTTTTTCATCCCGCCCTGCGGATGCTCCGCGAACTGGATACTAAGGCCAAGCTCGTTAACCTCTTCCTCGAAACGCTTGAACGCGAACCGATCATAGGCGACCACTTGAATGTCATAATCCCGGTCGTATTCCGCGAGCGTCTGGGCGACGTGCCGGTAGTTAATGCTTTCGCCCTGCGGCGCGTGGATATGACCCTCGCGCGCCCAGACCGTATAAGGCAGCTTGTCGCGCAACTCACGCCCGGCCATCGTGTCGCCCGGCGTCCACGCCTCTACCCATGCGTCATATAACGGCTTGCCGTTGTCGTCAGTCCCGGCCTCGACCACGGCACCCAGGGCTGTGATGTCCCGGTTCTGCGATAGGTCCAGGCCCAGCCAAATCTTTTTGCCGTGATGCTCGCTAATCGCAAAATCACCGAGGCACGGCTCCAGCGTCGCCCGCGTCATCCACGCCGTTTCCGCATCCGTCCAGACGCAGAAGTGAAGGCGAAGGATGCCGTTCAACTGACCCGGGATCGCCTTTGCCTGCGCCACCGTCTCGGCTAGATATTCCTCGGTGATCGTCACACCGAGCAGCGGGTTCGCCTTTATCCAGCACGTCGGGTCGTTCAGTGGATCGTCGTTCTGAT